ATACCACCAGAACTACCAGAGGGTAGTCCATCTCTTGGAATGATTCGATTGGTTCTTAATTCTGACATTATGCTGATACCTCCATTAGTGAAATGTGACCTTTCTGGTATCCACTAGTACCACTGTACTGTGCTCTTATACGACCACTATTATTACTTGTATTACAAGCCATCTGAACTTTATAAACCAGAGAACTTGTTGATGCTGGTTCATCAAGTATCATAAATGACCATCTATCAATAATACTCATATTACTCGCTCCACCAGCTTCATAATAACAAGCATATGGAGCCGTTCCACCACTTGCACCTGTACCATTTGGTGTTGCTATTTCAGTGCTACCTCTTAAAACTTTAAAACCGCCAGAACATACATTAGTACTCCTACTCATATGATAAGGTTGATCTATAATCACAAGTATTTTACTTGTATTAAATTTAGGAGTAATTGTGGCAGTTACTCCAGTATCCACAAAAGAGGTTGAAGTAGTTGTTACTTCACTACCATACTCACCGTGAACTACTTGAACTACACCACCCCCTCCAGTGGCAGGGACACCACTAGTTGGAATTATTTTATCGACTCTTAATTCTGATGACATAGTTATGAAGGTTCAGTTGGCCAGTTTACGGATGTTAAGTCTAATTCATAATCAGATCCTAACTTCGGTGTTTGTGTTGTAATATCACGAAGTGCTTGACGATATGTTCTCCATGCAGTTGATAAAGTAACATCCTTACCTGCTCTCCAGTCTGTCAATGCAATTCTTCGATCTCTTTCAATACGCAATAGTCTCATTGGTTCTGCTGCATCAAGTGCAGAAATCTTACTATTGACTTCTGTTTCTGTTGGTTTTGTTTGACTACTATCCACCCATTCAAGACCAGAGTAATCAATTCCACGAAGAACCCACTGTGCTCCTGGTTTTAATGCTTGTAATGCTGCTGGAATGTCGTATTTCATAATCTTATTTATGTGCCACCCACACGAGTGAATGTCGCATATGTTTCGTTTGTATTAGTGTCACCATTTATATCAAATCCACCATAACCAGAATACATGTTAAATCTAACTTTATGAGTGGAGGTATTTGTGACATCAAATAAAACAGAAACATAAACAGACCCATAATTATAGGTGTCAATATCAGCAATGTTTGTTGGGTTTTGAGCTCTTGTGTCATAACTACTATTATTTGTAGTTGTTTGTATTAACCCTCGGACTGAATTATTAGACTCAGTATCGTTAAAGTAAGGAACAAATTCTATCTTATAGATACCTGTTGATGGAAATGTAAATATTCCACTCGATTGAGTCATTCCACCATTTAAAGTTCCAAATCCTGTTCCATCAACTCTTTCCCAATTAGTTACAGTTGTAGATGTGGATTGTGAAATACCTTGATTAGATGTTACTCTCCATTGATCAACCATCTTATCTGAAGCAACCTCTACTCCATTATGTAATATTCTTCCATCTGGAAATAATGTAACTGCCATAACTCTCCTATTCTATACGATAACCCACGCACCGTCAAGTGTCATGGTTGAACCCAATGTAACTGGTCCTGCATTCAATGCATTTCTTCCAGTTCCAATATAATAACCATTAATATTATCTAATCTTGCGTTGAATACAAGTGAACCATCACCAATATAGATACCTCTAAATGAATTTGCAGCACCAACAGTTTCATAATTATCAACTGTAGTGGTTTGAATACCAAGATTCTTAACAGTTGTGATACCTGCTGTGCCAAATTTAAATTCACTGCCTGATGGAAGACCAGTCAGATCAGAACCATCACCAACAAACTTAGTCGCAGTGGCAACACCAGTGATTACAACACCACTATTGTTTGCTTGTGCCTTGACTGCTCCACTAAACTTAATTGCGGAAGCATCAATACCTGTTAAGTTTGCACCACTACCACTAAAAGAAGTCGCAGTAACAACACCAGTGAACTTACCATCACCACCAACATCAAGTTTCGATGATGGAAGTGTAGATCCGATACCCACATTCCCACCAGAATTTTGCGTGACACCTCCAGTGCCAGATTGATGTTTCCAATTGTTAAAACGGATGTCAGACATTATATATTTTTCTACTATTTAGTCGGCTGCGGTAATTGTGTTGCCATCTGCTACCCATTCTAAAATTGCTAGGTATTCAATATTGTTAGTATTAATTGGCACAATATTTTCTTTACCATCAATAGTAGCATTTATGTAACTACTTTCAGATTCAAATTTTGTTTTTGGGCAGTATTTTGCTGATGTAATGTTCATTTTTAAAGCTCCGCTGATGCTCCTCCATATCTTCTCATATATCCATAATTACTATTAGTAGTATTATAACTGATTGCATATGCATAATATCCATATGCATCACTACCTTGAACTTGCATCGTGGCAAAACTCCAATTACTACTTTTACTTTCGTGATCAGAAGTAAATGTAGGACTAGCTCTCATTGGAACAGTAAAAGCAGTATAAGGAAAACCTAAATTCCCTGTACCCCCAGATACATATTCAGCATATTGAATATAAGGTTGAAAATATCTTTTGCAACGCAACATTTCATCTCCGATGCTGCGGTGCTCGAACGGGGTCGCTACAGGACCAACTTCTAACTGAACTCCTGTAATCTCTAAGGTTGCATTATTTGTTGTGTACCATGTTGAGGTTTGGTCTTTAGTTCTTAAACCTGATGACCAACTTTTCCAAACATCATTACTTATTGAATTATCCGTAAAACCTGTTCCATAAATGGCGATTGGAAAGATTTGAAACCCACTTCCATTATCATCATCTATCTGTAAATTAGAATTACCTGGAATTGCTTTGGTTATTTTTGTCCATGTATTTGCTGATAAAGTTCCAGTTTCATATGAATATGAATAATTTGATCCATCTGCTGTTTTTACAAAACCATGATAATTTTGTGAAACACTTGCTCTTACCCAAAAAGATAGTGTTATGTAACTTGAACTAGATTTATAATTCCAACCACTATTTCTAATATCTTGTGCTTCCATATTTTGATTAAAATTTATTTGTGACGATGACTGTAAACCACTTGTTTGGTTTCCATTTGTGATTTTTGCTGCTTTAGTTAAACCCAAAGTGTATGGTGCGTCACTTGTTGTAAGAGAAACTTGAGCAAATGTTGGATTTTCATCAGTTGAAGCATATTCATGTTGCCACCTATCTAAGTCTCCATAACCATTTGCTGTAGATGAAGTCGCTCTTTGAGCCACTCTCATGGCTCCGTTAATTACAAGATTGCGATGAGATAATGATCCTTGTGCTGATGGAACAAATGCAGTTGCAGTTATAATACCTGATGTATTAACACTTGAATTACCGAATGATGCTCCAACACCAGTTAAGTTTGAACCATCAATTGCAGGTAATGCACCACTTAGTTTTGAAGAAGATACTGTGGATAATCTTGCATCAGCAACAGTGCCCGTTAACTGTCCAGCAGGTATACTGGTTAAGTTTGCACCACTACCAGTTACAGCACCAGTTACGTTACCAGTTACGTTACCAGTTACGTTACCAGTCACATTACCACTAAAACTATTTGCAGTTACAATACCTGAAACAATCGCACCATCATCTGTGAAGGTTACTGTTGATAACCCACTTCGGTTTATTATTTTATTGACTCTAATTTCTGATGCCATTTTTTTATTTCACCTATAAGTTAGCCATTTTTTCAATGTGCATTGTTGTACAATAACCACTATCAGAACCTGCTTGAGTGTTACCTAATATTCTAGCATCAGTTCTAACGTCCACTGCGTACACAATCAATCTGCTGGTGCTCGCATTTGCTACTTTAAATGTTCCTGCAACAGTCCAACAAAGTTTTAAATTACCAGGCATACCATCTCCAGATGATGCCATTCTACCCCCAATCGTGGCAAAATGATTATAACTTGATCCACTATCTGTTGAATGTCTAAGAGCAATTGCGAAAGTATCTCCATAAGCAACAGGATGAAAATAAATGATAGATGCCTGTACTCTCCAATATCCTGTGGATGGCATTGTAAAAACACCATTACTATAAGTAGGAGCAGTTCCAAGTCTCTCATACCCATCGGCATTACTTTCTGCCCAATTTTTAATAGTTACATTATTGGCAGTTGGTGTATAATCAGATGTTACATACCAACTAGAAAACTGATAAGGATTAACATTAGTTAAGTTTGCACCACTACCACTGAATGAAGTTGCAGTACATACACCAGCAAATTGTGCGTGACCTTGATGAGATATTGTTGCACCAATACCAGTCGTTCCAGTCAGAGGTCCCACAGTCAGTCCAGTGGTAAGACCTACACGATCTCCACCATTCTCACCGACTATACTTGTAACTCTAATTTCTGACATATTATGTATCTGCTAATCTAATAAATGTAGCGTAGGATTGATTGACATCTGATGCTCCATATAATCTAGAATTAGTATTTGAACCTCGATTACCAAACTTAACTTTATGTGTCGAGGTATTAGTAACATCAAATATAAACTCGTTTGTTGAGTGGGACCACTGACCATTAGAACTAAACGAAGCATAACCATAAGATGCTACATTATAATTTGAGTTATCTGTAGTTGTATGAATTTCTGTTTGACTCCAAACTATTGATCCAGTAGAAGTATGTGCTCCATTAAATCTAATCAAATAGATACCAGTTAAAGGAAAGGTAAAAACACCACTACTTTCTGCCATAGAACCTATAGCTCCATATCCATCAGTATCAACTGATTCCCAATTCGATGTTATAAAACTTGAAGAAGTAGGTATATCGTGTGTAGCAGACAGCCTCCACTGCTGTGCCACCGTAATTCCAGCAGTAGGTTGAGCCACCCAACTAAGATTACCAGAACCATCAGTTTTTATAACTTGATTTGCACTACCATCAGCATTAGGTAACTTAAAAGCTACGTCACTAGATGTAGGTGCGGATGTAGGTGGGTTTAGCGATACGCTGTTACCACCCGAATGTTTTAATTTTATTGAACTCATGCTTTTATCTCCATTAAAATCATAGAACCAATAGTGGAGTTAGTTGTAACCTTAGTAGCATTAGATGAAGTGTTAAGAGGTTTACAATAAACTTTATATGTTGCTGCACTTGTTGTACTTATACTCGTATCTTTAAAATTAATAATTCTTGATGCTCTAACTTGAGTAGCTCCAGATGACGAGTAGTTATAAGTAGAAGCTCCAGTAGCATCTTCATATAAAGTAGTTTCTGTACCACTAACTGTTCTTGTTAATTTAAACCTTATTCCAGCTTCTCCACCTGATGTTGTATATAAATCCCAAGGTAAATCACACAGTACCATTATGTCACTTGATGATGCGGTTGGAGTAATTGAAGTAGAAAATCCAACTTCTTGATAAGCTGAATTACTTGTTAACTGGACTTGAGTTGTAGTTGAATTATATTTAGTTTGAATTATTTCATCATTTGCATACGTTCTTTTAGCTTGAGTTGCTGCACCATTAGCTAACGTGTCAGTATCTACACAACCATCAGGTAAACCCCCTGTTGAGATTCCTGTGATAGTTCCGTTTCCATTTATTTGTATTGCCATAATTATACTATTGTGTAAACACTACCACTGGGTACTGTTAATGTAACGCCATTTGCTATAGTGATCGGCCCTGCACTAAGAGCGTTTTTGTTTGTTGAAATTGTGTAGTTGTTAGATATAGTCTGTGAGTTTTCATAGATACATCCGTCAGCTACTGCTGAAGCTACACCTGTTAAACTACTACCGTCACCTGTGTAAGATGTTGCACCTAAAGCTCCTGTTGCAGAGTTAAAGGTTAGATTACTACCACTCTTAGGTGCTAGGTCTCCAGTTGCTGCTGTAACAAATACAGGAAAACAAGTTGTGTCTGATGACTCATCTGCTACTGGTATAGTAGAAGTGTTGATAGAGTTTGTAGATGCTGCTGTAATACGTCCCTGAGCGTCTACAGTGATCGCTGGGATTGCTGTGGCTGAACCATAGCTTGCAGCGGTTACAGACGTGTTAGCGAGCTTATCCGCAGTCACTGCGTCGTCAGCTATCTTTGCGGTAGTTACTGCACCAGATGCGATTGTTAAAGATGTAGAACCTGTAACGTCGCCTGTGTGAGTAGCGTTTGTTGTTTTAGCTGTGTTAGCTGTTATTGCTGTGTTAATTGAGTTTGCAAGTTTATCTGTTGTAACTGCATCATCTAATATTTTAGCTGTTGATACTGCACCGTTTGCTAATTCTGTAGTACCTACTGTACCAGCACTTGGTGTACCAATACTTACGGTTGATCCGATGGTAATGATAAAGAAGTCAGCACCACTAGCAGGGGCGGCAGAAAAGATAATATCAGCACTAGAAATAGCAAACCCTTCGCTGGGTTGACTGGTTCCTGAGTTAGGTTTCTGAATGACTCCATTGATAGAAACAAGATGCTGTGCTGCAAATTGACCGGGGTTACTAAGAGTAAATCTGTAAGCTGATCCATTAAATGTTGCACTGCCTCCGCCTGTGCTACTAGAGCTAGATAATGTGTTTATAAAGAAGCTACCAACTGACTGGGTTACTTCCCATGCACTTGTAGCACCATTATATACATTTAGTTTTCCTGTGCTAGTATTAAAGAATAAATCACCACTATCAAGAGAACTTGTAGGGTTAGACGACCCAACTCTATATCTTTCTGAGAAGTCATTTATGTCTCCGCTAAGACTTACTAAGTCACTTTCTGCAAGTGTAGCTTTATGATAGTTATATACCTGTCCAGAACCAGTAGATGTTACAATAAAACGTATACCACTAGCTACCGTAGAACTGTGAAAGTTAGATGGTATGTTGTTTATAGTTACTGTAGATCCACCTACAGTTCTACCTGTTGTACTGCTACCACTACCATTGACTACAATACCAGCTGCGTCTGCTATAGAAATAGCAACACCAGATACTGGTTGTGTGTTAGGAAACGATATCTCGTTAGCTATAGCTTCAAAACCACCGAATGGTTCTAGCTGTGCAGCTACATAGTCAACAATAGCACCAGAGGTTGGAAACTTAGTATCATCATCTGTAATTGTAGTCTGCTTTGCCATACCGTCGATCTGGTTTAGATCGGCTATATCTGCTGTAAGAGCTGTACTATCTGCAAGTTTAGATGCTGTTCCACCCTGCATGCCTGCAAGTACTTTAAGTTCTGCATCTGCAATCTTAGCTGTAGTTACAGCGTCAGCTGCAATCTTAGCTGTAGTAACTGCATCGTTAGCAATAGTCAAAGCTACTGATCCAGTCACATCACCTGTGTGAGTCTGGTTAGTAGTCTTGGATGTGTTAGCTGCGATAGCTGTATTAACAGAGTTAGCTATCTTGTCAGCTGTAACTGCGTCATCAGCTATGTCAGCTGTTGCTATTGTAAGATCTGTAATGTTAGCACTTGCTACAGTTATATCTGTAGGCAGTGTACCTCCAGCTAGCTTTGCCATTGTTACAGCATTGTCAGCTATTTTAGCTGTTGTTACTGAGTCACTAGCTAACTTAGCTGCTGTTACATTACTGTCTAATATTTTAGCTGTAGTAACTGCACCATCTTTTATTCCAGATGTTGTTACCGTCTGATTCTGTTCTTCTTGTGCAGCAAATAGTAGCTGCTCATTATTGTTGTTAAGATCGCCTGCCTTAACTGAGGAGCCTGCTGTGTAGGTTGCCTTAGCAGTGTCTACGTCTGTATAGCCGGTTATGTTATAGTGAGTACTGGTTGTCTTTACGACACCATCTACCTCTACTTTAACATCAGCTTCTTTTATGGAAGGGAAAGAAAACGACTTAGTTGCGTTCCCATCCCCAGTGTAATCTACGAATGTTGTTGCCATTTATTTGTATATGTTGAGGAGGGTAGCTGTTGTATCTCGCTTCTGACGTTTAGCAATTTCTTTTGCACGCTGCTCTTGTATAAGCTTTTGTACACCAGTTTGCTGACTAATTTTAGCCCAAGCCATTCTACGAGCTTCTTGCATAATCTTATCTATAGCTCTATTGTGTGCATAATCTCTAGCATCAAAATCTCCACGTCTACCAGATTTTATATCAGTATACATTTCTTCCATAGAAGCTAGTAGTGCAGGGTTCTTAGCCATTTTATTTAGTTTTAATTCTAAATTTAACTGACCTATAGCCTGTTGGAATAAGGATCTAACTTCTGGATTATCTGTTAGATTTGTGCCGTCAGGGGCGTAGTATGTAGACTGCCTAAGATCATAACCACTGTTAAATAGAAACTGTCTACCTTCACTTTGCTCTAAGTTTAGAGATATAGGGCTAACAGCATTATAAGCTCTGGTTAAGAAATCCCAGTCTTTTAACGGCTTACCATTAAGTAAGTCATATTTTATAGGTAACTGATTAGAGCCGCCTATCTGTTCAGTAAGTAAGTTACGGTTACGTATAGACTGTATAATACCTGAGTTTATTTCACGCATATAGGGTGTAAATAGTCGACCAAGTTCGTTACGTAAACCGGCTAAAGGTACAGTATTGTTTCCTAATCCAGCTATAATACGACGAGCTTGCCCGGGTCTACCACCGAATAGGTCAACAAAAGATTGTATACCAGCTAGGTATGACTTACTTGTAATAGCTTGAGCTACAACAAGAGAAACTTTACCTAATTGATTCTCAGTCCACTCTTCACCCATCAATTCACTAGCGTCACCTATATCAGCTATAGTAGACATGATAAGGTTAAACGGTTCAAAGTTATCGTAACCTACACGTACAGCACCAAGCTTTATTGTTCTAGGTTCCCATCTACCGTCTAGCCACATCTGCCTTTTCTGCCTGTCAACTGGTCCGTTACCGTTTAGGTCTCCACGCATCCACGCTTGTACAGCCATAAATACAACACCAGAGCCTATAGCAAGTCGGCCTGTTTGTAAGGCACGAGCGTTAGCTAGCTCTTCTGCTGAGTTAATCCCATACTTAGATACGCTGCCTAAGTCGTTAGGATTGGCAAATGCAATATCGTTAAACTCTTTGACTAAAAAGTTAAAACCGGGGGTATACTTACCTGTTAGTGCAAGTCCGTTTACACCAGTTCTAGCAAATAGAAAAAATGGTTTAGCTAAAGGTGTAGCACTAAATACATCGTTTAGACCTTTTGCAAAGCCTGTTAACTCTTGTGTTAGTGTTACCTCTTTACGTGCAAACTTTGTAGCTTCGTCTATTATATTACCGTTTGCATCAAAGACCTGAGCATAGAAGTCATCTTCGTACGCTTTCATTAAGGCTTTATTTATATTAGGTAGTTCTATGCCGTTGCCTTGCATCTCAAGAACACTACGCATAGCTTTCTCACGCATCTTTGCACGACCTATGATGTAGGCAAAAGCATCATCAGTAGCGGCCATGATTTTAGTAGAGTATGTAAAGAAGTTACTGTTATTAGCCTGTCGTGCTATGTTTGCAACACGAAAAGCCGCCTTTTCTCCTTCAGTAGCTCTACCACTATCTTCAGCCCATCTACGTAATACTTCCCAGTTATCATCGCCCTGTGTAAATTCTGCATAACGTGTCTTTATATTTCTTATATCTCCAGCCCAGTATGCGTTTAGTTTAGTTCTAAATAAATCAAACGACTCTGGTATAGCTTCTACCATAGCATTTACAGCTGCTAGACTAGACCTTAGTGTAGCAGTGTCACCATCAAATGGGTAACGTATGGCAGCTCCTAATGCTGTGGATAATGGTCTTAAGAATGTTGCAGTAGATGTTCCCATAATAGCTCGAACTGGTGTTTTAGGACCAGATAGAATACTATGTGTTGTAACACCTTCTAGCTCTCTTATCATAGCACCAGTACGCTCAGGTCCACCTTCTTCTAAGGCACCACCGAGTATGGTCTTTCTTGCCCATTTGTCAAAGTCATCTAGTGAGTTGACGTTTTTCATCATAGAGAACGCTTCAAACACAGCCATTAACATGTTGTCGTCAGGATCGTCTTTAGCTATCTTTAGTACGGATAGTATAGACTCTCTAGCATCTTCCATCTCCTTAGTCAATACCTCTTCTAGTGCATTTTTTCTTGCCTTACCAGCACCTAATGCTCTAAATGAGTCAGACTTAATAAATCTAGCCTTCTTAGTATGATATAACGCTGTAAGCATAGTATCAACTACTTGTTTAGCTGGACCATCAATATCTTGTAGATCTACTAAATCTGCTATTTCTCTACCAGATGTACCTAAGTCACGTAGTTGTTTAAGTAATGTACCTTGTACTAAGTCAGCTATAACTACATTCCTAGAAGTCCAGTTTTCTATACCATCAATAACATCGTTAGTCTCAAACAACTCTTTTAGATACTCTTCTGGTGACATATCTATAGGATTTCTACCTTGTGTTATACGCTGATGTGCTTCTATAGCTTCTCTAAATGTAGCTGCTAGAGCTTTTCTATCTCCTTTAGCTTCTGCTAATTCTTTAGCAAACTTTTCGCTACTCATCAAACCCTTCAGAATTCTTTCAACCGTAGCGTCGTCTGTACCGCCCTCTAAGGCTATTCGTTCTCGTTCTACTGGTGTTGTTACACTTCCGGCAGAACCTTCCTCTGAGCCCCATTGAGTACGTGTTTTTGACAACTGCTCTCTGGCTGTTTGTGGATCTACTTCTGATATATGTGCAGCTTGGTGTGGTTGAGATATAGGTGCATTTTTATCTGCCCTAAATTCTGTCTCGCCCCTACGTAGCTGTGCTAGACCGTTTGCTACAGTCTGATCTTTTATACTTTTATTACGCTTAGTAATTTGATCTATAGCTGGTTGTGCGCCTTTTTTTAATGCGTAAGCTATGCCATCAAAGAACAGGCCGATGCCCATACCTTCGACAATGTTTTTAACTTTCATCATCACAGGATGGTCTGTATCTTTAGTAGATAATGGTGTATCTACCCATCCGTATCTATCACGTAATGCACCTAAAGCATTAGCTTCATCTGACTCTTTTGATACAAGGTCAGATACAGCTCCTACAGCTGCACCTCTAATAAGATTACCTTTTGTTAGTGCAATCAAGCCGGCTGGAACACTAACTATTCCGGTGGCGGCTACACCTTTAGCAGCTAAAACTGTACCAACAGCTAGACTACCAAAGTGAACTATTCCTCGGAGTTGCTTACCCCACCATGTTTTTGTTTCTATCGGGTTATCATACCCTCCAAAGGGAGTAAATTCTGGTTTGTATGTACCAGTCTCCTCCCTTTCTCTTTGCATTTCTCCTGATAAAGCATCTATTGTACGTTCTGGAAACGTAGCTATAGAAGATGCTGTATCTTGCAGACCGCCAGACAGTATAGACTGCCCTTCTTTAATAAGTGCCTTAGCACCCCAAGTATCTGCGTTACGAGGGTCGTACTGTACTTCTTCAGCTTTTTGAGCTTCTTGAGCTTGCTCTTGTTTGGCGGCTTCTTCTGCTATAATTTGTTTTCGATATTCGTCTGCTGCTTGCTCCGCACTATCACTTAGATAATCCAGAGACTCTTGATCAACATTGACGTTTACCGAGTAATTTGAATCCGTCATAATTTTATGGGGTTACTAAATCCTTATACTCATCACGTGTGGTAACTGAATCTAATATAGCCTTAGCTACATCAGCTTGCAAGTTCTGAAACTCGTTGTTAGGCATACCACGTAGATTTGGAAAGAATTGTAATACTGCTTCTTGTTCTTGTATGTTTAAGTTTGTTAATCTTCTCCAGTCATTTCTACCTTCTGTAACTGCACCTGTAATACTGTTACTTTTATTAGCTTGTAGTCTCATGAGACCTATGACCATAAAGCTTTGTGTATCTTCATTAAATATAGCATCTTTAGATATACCAGCTTTGTCTACAATATCTATAAACTCTTGTGTAGAAAAATTATAGCGACCAAACTTATCTGCACCTTTTTTAGCAAGATCATATAGTTCACCTACAGTTTTCTTGTCTCCACCTACTCGATTTCTGTAGTTTAAAACGTTAGGTGGTGCTTGATACTGGTCATCTTTACGATTGCCAGCTGCGTCATGAAAGATTTTAAGCATTTCTGCTTCTTTACTTACATTGTCATCACCATTTAAAACAGTTAAGTTTTTTGTACTGTTTGGAAAACTAAGTAAATAGTCTCTATCTTCAATAGTTAAACCATATTTATCTAAAGGATTTTTGATTAATTTATTGTTTGCATCAATACCACCTGTAGCTTTTAATCTAGCTATAGCATACTCTCTAGGAGTCATATTGAGGCCACGTGCAACTTTTTCAAAATATCTAGGAAACTCACCCTGCAATCCTCCTTCTATATACTTTGCAAGATTTTCTAATCCTCTTTTTTCGTGTATTGATATAAAACCTGTTTGATTTATAACGCTATTTAGATCACTTTTGATTGTAGTTTGATCTGCTCTTATATCCACAGGAGTTGTAGGAACAAGAAAATCATAATCATCTTTATATTTACCAGCAGCTAAATCAGCTAAAACACTCGGATAAAATTTAGCTATAGCACTATCTAGAGTTAAATTAGTATCCATAGACATAGCACTTTCTACTTTAGAAGTAAGATCACCTAAAGCTTTTGTAGCCTCAATAGTCTCTATACTACTTAATGATGTTGTATTCATTCCAGACTCCCTTTTTACTCCTACCCAGTCTTTTGTTATGTTAACTTTACCTAGTAATGGATCAGCTTTACCAACCTTAGCTGAGTAACGTTCACCACCAGATGATACAGTTGTATCACCTAGAAGTCCGTCAGGAAAATAAGAATTGTTTATTTCTAATCTTTCAGCTCTAGCCATTTTATTACCCATGGCTTGTATTTCAATTCTATCTATATCAGTCAATTCACCATCTGGATTATTACCTCTTCTATTTCTCATTTCAGCTTCTAATGTGCTTTTTATAGTGCCTACTATTTCAGAGGTTTGCCTAGTTGTTGCTTGCATTGCAGTATCTAATGCTTTGCCCCACCTAGCTTGATCTGATTTATTACCTAACTCTTTAAAAGTAACTAACTCTTTTCTGCCATCACTATGTTTAAATCTAGCATTTTGTTTAAAAAATTCTATTTCATATCTAGATAGTTCTCCACTATTACCTAAAGCTACAACTCTGTCTACTAAATAATTTATACCATCTTTTGGATTTTCAAACTTATCTGTAAAATCATAGCCAAGTCGTGTTAGTAGCCCTGTATTTTCATCATTAAGATTAACAATAGTTGTAGGGTCGTCAACTTTGTAGTTAGTAGCTGCGGTTGATAATTCTGTTGCTATATACTTGTCGGTTCTTTTTGTTCTTTTAGTTTCAAAAGTTCTAAAGTTATCGCTTTCCCACGCATTTAGTAATTCTTCTTTTTTTTCTATTAGTTTGGGATAAAGCTCACGTGTAAAGTACATCTTAAACTCACGACCTCTGACGTTAATGCCGAGTCTTTTAGCATTAAGAAAAGCACTGGCAACAGCAGATTGTAAACCTTTATCAGTTAATAAGTCTGCCTCTTGTTCTGTATTCTGATCTTTTAAGTTTGCATTTAAAGCGTATGTACTCAAACCTCCTACTATAGTGTTGGTTTTGGTTCTGAACTCTTTAATACCTATTTCTTCTGTGTTGGCTGTAAACTTAAGATTAAGAAGTTCTTGTGCTTTCTTGTCTCGTTTTCTGGCATCTAGTAAAAATGCAGTATCTGCTGCACTTAATACTTCACCTCTTTTTTCTGCATCTGCAAGATTTATAGCTTTTATTTTATCCTTATATAAATTTTTAGAGTCTCTTAACTGTTCTCTACCTTCTTTATCAGCATCCAACTGATCTTTAAATTTAACAGCACTACCGAGTAAATCGGCAATGCCTGATAAATTATCATTAAAGTTTTGTTGTTTGAGTTTTTCTATCTCAACCATTTGGTTGTAAAACTCAGTGGTGTCAGCTTGCTGTTTTGTTATTTCGTTATTTACAGCATCTGTTAAGTCAGGTTCGACTCTTGCATAGTTATCACCAGTTTCGGGTAATCTATCCCGTGGTGTACCTATAACGTTTCCAAATGATGATGTCATGCGACCTCCATGATAACGTCTATCTTACTGTAATCTACAGTTAGATGGTTTTGATCTATACCTACAGCCATTGGATTCTTTTGTAATACATCTTGAGCCATAGCTCCACGGAATCTAGCTTCACCACCTTTATAATTAAATTCATAAATATTATAACCTTGTGGTGAGGTTCCAACTTGTTTAATGTTTTCTTTTAGTCTTATATCACTAATAAACGACAACGGGCCACCACCAGAAGCACCAAACGCTCCTAAACCATACATACTAGATGCAATACTTAGTCCTGTCTGTGCAATTTGTAAAGCACCACCAAGTCTATTTGTTGGAGGCATCATAACTGGTGCACCATATGCTGGAGGTATACCAAGAGCTTCTCTAGCTTTAGCATTTGCTGTTTGGAACTTACGTTGAGATAAAGTATTAGCGTATGCTTGGTTTGTTCCTAAAACATTATCTATAATACTATCAACTTCTTTACGTTTAGATAAAAGTACTTGATAATTTTTTGCACCAAATTTAGAGGATCTACCCCCTTCGTTTACTTTTTGTGAAGCAAAGTAAGCTCTGGTAGCATCTTCTACTTGGGCTCTACCTTTACCAATGGTTTTTAAAGCTCTAACATAAGCATCACTATTATCTCGTGAATAACCTATAACGTTAGATTCTTGTGCTCTTTCAAGCTGTATTTCTTTATTAAAAAACTTTAAACCTTCAGCTTGGAAATTTGCATCTTTTTCTCGAGCTCTTTGTTGAGCAGTGGCTCTAGCCCCTGCATTAGCGTCTACGCACACGGCAAAATTCTATAAATGTTATATTGTTCGGCCCATGTTTTAACTTGCGTAAAAACTTGAAGCCAAGAAACTTTAGCAACTTTAAGTGTGCTTTGTTTCTACTGTCAACTATATTCCAAAGGAGGGGCTCAGGTCGGCTATCGACATACCGCTTTGCCTCTCTTGCAAATGTAATTGGGTATCGGTGTATATCAGGGGTGCATAGCATCCATATATCACCTTCTTCTCCTACTCCGGCCATGCCAGCAGTCTTGCCGTCAGGCACTGTAAAATACACGTAGGATGAGTTGTGACACATCAGAATAGGTAAAAGGGCTGGTAGTATACCATGGCCTTCTTCGACCTCTCTGTGGTCATCTGGACGGAGATTAGAGGCAACCTCTGCGGCAGCCTCCATTGTAATTGGGTGTATGTAATCAGACACGTTTGTAATATTTGGGGGAGTAATCGCCTTCCCAAGATACAGCACGTAATGTAGCTGGAGCTGGGTGCGATGATCGTAGCGTGACATCTACGTTTGTATTCTTTTCGTATACAGGCACAGTCTTAATAAACTCTTCGAGATACGGTGCATCAGATGCGTCGTACTCGTCTAGTTCTGTAGACTCATATATTTCTGTATAATCATTTTTACCTACACGTTCAAGTGTGGTTTCATATAGACCTATCTTACCAAAGTGAAACTTGATTCTATGTAAAACAAGGGATGAGTTTACATCAGATCTAGTAGTATTACCAGTCTGTCTAGTTGCATAGAATGTAGGAAACTTAACTTCGTATGGATAGATATAGCCTATAGTTAACGTAGCACTAGACCAGTTACCGGGTAAGGTAAAGCTTGTACCACTTACTGTAGGTTTTGCATATCTACCAACTCGTGCTGAGTTAGTATTAGTATCAATTACAACTAACTCATGGTTAGGTGTAGTGACTGTATTTAACCAGCTTACACTAGAAAATGTAGTTAGGTTTGTTGCTGCACTATAACTACCACCACTAACAGTAGTGTGGTTATCTACATGCAGTAGAAAGTCTGTATTATCTTGTACAATAGCAGGGTCAGATTCAGTCTGTACCAGCTTAATGCTTTGTAAGTAGTAGTCGCTATCTAAAAAGAAGTACTCATCATTAATAATAAAATGATATATTAATGGATTATTAAGCTTCCATTTAAACCACGCAGCCTGCTGTCTTTTATCAGATACTTGAAAATACTTGTACCCAAAGACCTCATCAGATCCAGTTTTACCTAATAATATAATAGAGTTTTCTCTGGAGTTTGTAAGTAAGTCTATATCTTTAGGTAGTAATGTAGGTACAACTTTAGTAACTTCTACAATAGCTGGTTCTCCTTCACGTTGTATATTAGCCATCTCGTTAAAGCGACTAAACTTACCAGAGTTATCAACGTATGCTATAGTAGTGCCTAACGATATAGGTGCCATAGTTTCGTTGTAGTTAAACGTAGCTATACTACGCAGCTTTGCAGTATCAGGGTTGAATACTGTATCATCTGATGC